TACTCTATCGAGAATAGAAATTACTTGTTGCTCTCCTCGATTACCTTTTTGTCTTGGATTAACCATCTAAATGACTAACCTTATCTTCTTTTATTACTTCTATTTTGGACAATAGTGGGTGTGTCCATCCATGTGATACTATATAAGTATTCAAATTTTCCTCTCTTAGTAATATTTCTACTAGTTTCTCTTTTCCTAGTTCATCTAACACATTTGTTACTTCGTCTAGGAATAGGGCGTTTATTCGTGACTTTGATATACTACTCATTAGTTTTCTAATTGCTAGTAGAGTGGAAGTATTAACTCTTGCAAGTTCTCCTGCACTTAGAGCTAAGATATCTACTGGTTTACCATTGTCGTCTATTTCTACATTTAGTTTATCATTGAGTACTACAAACTCTAAACTGAATCTACCATCAGATAGTTCTGCTAGATATTCATTTGTAAGTTCTTCTAAGTCTTTCACTAAATTTTCTATTTTATAAGCAAGTAGTCCATTAGTGCTAAATGCTTTTTTCAATATTTCTATGTGTCCAAGTTTCTCTTCTACTTTTGATATCTCTTCTGTTAGAGAAGTTAATTGGTCTTCAAAATCCTGTTGTTGTTCTTCTATAATTGATATACGAGTATTATGTCTTTCTATTCTCTCATTCTCTGCTGCTACATCTTCCCAAGCATCACGACTATCTTTTATCTTTTTCTTCAGCTTAATAATATCATTTTTTAGTTGTTCTGCATCTAGTATATCTCCAGGAAGTGAGTTATCTATATCTCTAAATAAATCTTCCCACTCTTCTACTTTTCTTTTTGCAACTATTCTAATTGTATTTACTCTGTTTGCTTCTGTTTTTTCTTCTGTTAATTCTACTATCTGCTTATCATAGTATGCTGCTTTTTCAGAGTGATACTCTATTTGTTTTTGTACAAACTCTTCATCTATATCTTGATGACAGGTTGGACACTCGCCTTTCATAGTTTTATACTCTTTTAAAGACTCCGAGTGTTCATTAGTTTTATACTTTGCTAGTGTAATATTCTTACTTAGCGGAGCTACATCAAACTCTGTAGTATACTCCTCTAATTGTTCTTTGTAAGCGGTAACATCAATTTCACTTAGTTGTTCCTTTGTAAAATTATTTTTGTTAATTTTTTTATTTATTTCAGAGATATTTTCATATTCTATCATAAGAGAACGTAAAGTTTTATCATCTTCTTCCGACACAAATGGTAGATCGATCTTCGATAATAGTGATGTATCTTCCATTTTATTATCTAACAACCATTTATTTATTGTGTCAATTTTACCTTGCAGTCGTGTAGCTTCTGTTCCAGAGGCTCTTGCTAAGTCTTTAAATACTTCAAAATATTCCACGTAATTATTTAACTGCAATAAGTCTATCAAAAATCTTTTTCTATTTGTATCAGTAGCAGTAAGAAACTGCAAAGATGCATTGGTATTTTGATATACAATTTGACTAAAAGTTTTATGGTCAATTCCCATAACATCTTCTAGAGTCTTATATGTATTAGTAGCTGTATGGCTTGATATGTCTTCTCCATTCTTATAGAGTTTTACTTTTATATTACCTCTACGAACTACATCTATTTTATACTCATCATCTACTACATTCAGAGACAAAGATATATCATAGCCATTATTGACTTCACGATTTGGTATGTCTGCTTTTTTAATTCCTTTCGAGTTTTTATTGAAAAGAACTTCCTCTAATATGAGAGGTATAGAGGATTTACCTGTACCGTTAGTACCAACTAATTGTGTTACTATACTTTCGGTTAAATCTAACTCATTGTCTGCTCCATAACTGAAACAATTACTCCACTGCAACTTCTTTAGCGTAATCACTAAACACTCCTAAAATATTTTTAACTTTGTCCTCATTTAACTCTAGTATATAACTTAAATACTCATTAAGCTCTTCTTCCATTGACATCTCTTTATCTAATACTAGTGTTGCTTCTGTTTTTCTTTTTATAACTTTCTTATCAAGTAACTCACTGTTTTTGATATTACTTAAGTCTGATACATCACCTTCTATTTCATAAATAGTATGGTGAAAGTCTGTTTGTACCATTTCATCTTCACTCACTACTGTTTTTCTTAGTAGCTGAGGAAGGTCAAATTGATGCCATGTCCATTCCCATGTGTCATCAATTAATAGATAACCTGTCTTGACTATATTTCTATGAAATGAAGTAGTCATTGGGCTACCAGGATATATGATATTTCTTTGAGTATTTTCATGCGAATGTAAATCGCCTGAGAATACATACTTATATTTATCAAATCTTTCTAAGTCTACTTCCGGCTGTACATGGGGAGGTATCTCTCCACGAACATGGGTAAATAGTACTTCAGTATCTATACCTTCGATACTCTTTTTTCTATGTAGGTCGGCATATGGTAGTATTGCCCAATCCTCTTCATAGTAAGTTTCATCTATAACTTCTACAAGTGGATTAATACTTGTAGTTGCTTTCTTTAAGTTTGTAAAAAAGGTTTTGTTTTTACGAGTAGCTTCGTGATTGCCGTCATAGATAATTGTTCGTTTTGTAACTCCTTTTACAAAATCAAAATAAAGACTTAGTTCATCCATGGAAGGGACTCGGTCAAACAAGTCCCCGCCAATGATATGTAAGTCAATTTTATCACACTTTTCAATCTCTTGAATCTGCTCAAAAAACATCTTATAACGAGCGCATGCCCATGCTATAGGTACGTTCTTTTGTCCGAGTTTAATGTGCCAATCTGCTGTAAATAGAATCATCCTACGAAGTCTTCTCCTGGTTGCCATTCACAACCTGTAAGTCCACCAGCTTTAATAGCTTGTAGTGTTCTTAAAACTTCGTTTGCATTTCTGCCTGTATCAAGTGCATTAACACTTACATGCTGCACTATATCATCTTTATCGATAATATAAGTAGCTCTGTAACAGACTCCTGCATCTTCATTTACTATACCTAGCTCTTCCGCAAGTCTTAAGCCGCAATCAGCTGCTAAAGAGTGTTTAATGTTTCCAATGAGTTCATTATCTTTTTTCCAAGCTAACTTACAAAACTCATTATCACCACTAATACCGATTACATTTGCTTCATTTACTAACATATCCATTCCCGCAATTTCTGTTGGGCATATGAAAGTAAAGTCTTTTGGATAAAAGTAGATTACTGTATAGTCATGTTTTAATGGGTCATAGTGTTCAGTGACTGAAACTTCTACGAACTCATTATTTGAATTTACGCCCTGCAAATTAAATGCAGGAAATTTTTCTCCTACTGTAATCATGATTCTCCTTACTTGATGTCAAATTCGTCGCTGATTGATTCATCAGGTGTTGAATTGTCTGCCCCTTCTCTTAATCTATCGAGAAGCTCTTTCTGTGCGTCTGGAGTTGGTCTTGTTAAGATTTCATCCATAGACTTAAGGTCTGCTACTAGAGACTGCTCATCTTCAGTTAGAGGTCTTGGTTTGCATTTTAATGCTTGTAATTGATACTCAACATTGTAAGCCATTGGTCCAGTCTTGACTCTTTTGAAGCATACATCCCACCCAGTTTCAGGGTCAGTTGGGTCTCCGAGGTCTTCCGCGGCTACCATTACTTGTTCTAGTAGTTTTTTCTTAAGATTTAAGACTTTGACTTTACCATCGTGAATACACTGAATTGCATAAGACCAACCACACTTAAGTTCAGGGTGGTATTCTCTTACCCAGTCTTTTTCTACATTAGTAAATGCTTCGGTGTTTCTGTCGAATGACAAACACTCGAAAGGTAAATTCTTTCCGTTTTCACCTTTTAGCCAGTATACATATCTTGGTAACATGTCACCGACCATTCTTATTTTATTATCGCCTTCTACATATTGGTAGCTATCGATTTTGTTCTTTTGGGCTTCGCCCTTGGCTTGATTAAAACTTATTGCCATTTCATTTCTCCTTTAGTGATTTCTTCAAATTTAAAGTGAATTCTATCCCCTTCAATCCAAAGTAATCTGTTGCTTTCTATTATGTCCTTCTCACCTGTAAAGTACAGAAGGTCTAGAGTGGTATCTTTAGTTTTTTGATACTCAAAATAGTTGCGTAGTGACGCGATACCTGCGTACTGTGCAATCTCGCTATCTGAGTATCTCCTTCTTTGAATAAACAACGGCTCGGGGTTAACAAGGAAACTATGCCCATGAAAACTCTTTTGCCAGAACTTGAATATTCTATCGTGCCTATTAACTGGAGGCAGTTTGTATGTCAAGATGTGCAGGATTGTCAAAATATCATTGACGCTTCCATTGCTTTCTTTTTTTATCTTTTTCCAATTATAGAATAACATTATATCAAAAATTTAACCTCATGTCAAGAAACATTTTTCAGTCCTATAAGTAGGCAACTTCGTACCCTTGTTTCATGTAGTAACCCATTCTCGCACCTGCCTGTTTTCTAGCTGTGCGACCTTCTAAGTGGATATCTACGATTACAGGTTGAGGTTTGCCTTCGTATAGCCTTATTACTCTACCAATTAATTGTGTTAGTAGAGGTTCGTTGTTAATAGGTGTTCCTAAAATTAGACAGCTAAGACAGTCAACTGAAATACCTTCCGAAAATATACTTTGTGTTCCAAAGAGTATATCTTTTGTAGTAAATATTTCTTTTATCATGTCCCCTCTCTCTTCGTGAGGAACGTCTCCTGTAACGCATATTGCGTTATCTCCTACTAGTGCTGAACTTCTCTTAAGAAAGTCAACTCTGTCACTTACTACTAGAACTTTATGTCCTTTAGCAGCGTAACCTGCAGCTAGTACTGCACATATGTTTTGGTACTCCCAATCATACGCTAATTCGTTGATTCGAGTTGCCCACGCAATGTTCGCTCCATCCATGAAACGAATACCACTTTGTACTACTTCAACGCGTGGTGTCAAATAGTTTTCCTTTGGTGGTTTATATACTGTATTACTGAAATAATCACGGAATACAACATGTCTTCCGTCCTTTCGTTGCATTGTCCCTGTCAGACCGATTTTATGACGAGCCCTGTTAGAGTCAATAATGCGTGTAAAAGTTGGACTGCTTACATGGTGCATTTCATCTAATATAATAGTACCGAACTCTTTTGCGATTTTGTCTTGATTTCGGTACAAAGTTTGCACGTTGCCAATGACAATGTCCTTAT